TTCAGAATTGATTTCTTCTGTAAGATAAAATTCTTCAGCGTGGATATATTTCATTCCTGCTTTTTCAATAGCGTTCTTTTTATGTATCCATTCAAGTACGCATCCGTGCTCCGAGAAAGCAAATGCTTTCATCCCATATTCTTTAGCTAAATCAATATATTCTTGAAAACTTGATATACTGTCAATATTAGTAATACCATTACTCAACTTAGTGTGAATATGATAAGGAGTATAATTAGCCATATTGCACTTCCTTTCAAGAAAATAAAAGGGTGTACTTATGACACCCTTAAATTTTTACATCTATCTCGTAAACTTACTAAGAAGTGTATGCAAAAAAGGATATGTACTCTCTACATAAATTGTATTCCAGTCAACAATACCTCTTTTCTCAACCTTTTCCTGATTACGTTTTTCCATAGCCGTAGTAAGAGCCAAAGTGCCAAGCATACTCTTAGCGTTCATCACCCAAGGTCTACCGAACTCATCAAAACCTTTAATATAAATATCGTGATTATCGACTGTCTTACAAAGATTACAAAATTCTTTAATATCATCAGATGTTACTAATTCAATTCTTGCTCTATAGCTTGTTTCATTACTCATATAAATCTCTCCTTAATCACAATAACTACGGTGACAATGAGGACAACCAGTTATTAAATATTCTCCTGCATTTTCTACCGTAATCCCTGTATAAAATTTTTCACCATTTGACATAGTGTGTTCTATTCTGTCATATATATTATTACAACAAGACCAGCAACGACCTCCTAATGGAGCGAAATGTGGGGAGTTAGTTCTATCACAATATTCTTTTTGAGCCTTGCTTGCTTTATCTCTATCATAAATCTGTTCAGTCACCTGTTTATTCATACTTTTTTACCTCTTAAAATTCGTATTTTATATTACAATTTCATTAAGCCAATCAAGGTCATCGTCCATAATATTTTGAGTATCGTCCATATTATTTTGAGTTTTAGGCTTATCAACTTGTACATTAGTTGTACAAGTTTCTTTTACATCATTACCAATACCTCTGAACAAATCAAAACCTTCTTTTTCTGTTTCCAGTTTGTCAAGATACTGACCGTAAGGCTTATGTATTTTACCGCTATATCCACATAAAGTTGCAAAATAATAACTTTCTTTTTTTACGCTTTCTTCAGTATCCCAAAACCATTTATCGTTTTGGTCTTTTTTATAATCTTCTTCTCTTAACTCAATATCTTTAATAGTGGTAATAATTGTGTTATTCCATTTATCTATTAATTCCTGAGTTAAGGGAATGAAAACATAACAATCAGTAACTTTGTATTTAGCTTGTACATCTTTAGGTAATACATCAAGGTCATTATAATCAACTAAGTCTTTAAGATATTCATCAACCTTATCTTCATATCCAAGTTTCTTTAGCCACATCTTTACATTACTCTGTAATTTATCACCTATCTCAAATCTTTCAATGTTGCGCTCCTTGACTGAGCCGTTAGCCTGTTGATACTGTACAGTTACATACTTTAAGAAATTAAAACCTATTTTAATTTTATTAATAGGGATACCTTTTTGCATAATACCTTCAGCATATATACAAAGCTGCCCTGATTTTTCTTCAAGTGACTTACCCTTGTAAATAGAAGATGTTTTATTATCAATTATATTGTAATAACCTTCATTGTCTTTAAACGCTATGTCAATATATCCTTGTAAAACACTATCACCGATTTTTGTAGTAATAAATTGTTCTACGGCAACCTTGTAGGGGATAGGTGTATGGTGTTTATAAAAATGTTTAAGGTCATCATAGTATTTATCAGCCAGTTTTTTATTATGTTCCTCATCGTTACGGTCAAATTTTAAATCTGAAACATCAACTGCTAAACTCCAACCATCTTCAAATTCTTCGTCCATGTCTTCATATTGTATTTGTTTTGTGTATAGTTTTTCAAGAATATCGTGAGCGATAGTACCTGTTGTGGTGTAGATACAATCCTGTCTATCTTCAGGAGTATGGAGAATATACTTCAATAAATACTCATATGGGCTTGTCATAAAAGTATTCACTTTTGACCAAGACCATAATCGTTTAACCCCATATTTATTTTTAACCTTTTCTAATTCTTCTTTTGATAAGCGCATTTTTTTAACACCTCTTTTTCTTTTTCGTCATTAGCGAGATAAAAAAATTCAACTTGAAAATTAAAACCATATATTCACCTATCTAATTTTTATCCTATTTTTAATAAATGTTTCACATACCTTGTTTGGCATATCAGCTATACTTGATTTTGATGACAATATATCATATTTATCATATGTATAACTAACGTTATAACCTTGGAATTTATTACATATGTATTTAACTTCTTCTAATGGAACATCTTTATCCATTGAAATGATTATCTCAACACCTAAACCTTTAAGAATGGCTACTTGTTCTTCGGATATTGTATGCCCTGATAACGCTACACCTGTATGGTCATTTCGGCTATCACGTTTCAAAACTGATTTCTCGCTTTCGTAAACAACTACTCTGCCAGCTTTTTGAATTTCATTATAATTCTCATATAAGCCATACAAATTATATTGTTTCGGGTAACTCGGTGTTATAAAATATTTTTTAATCCCCAGTTCTTTATAATTGTCTATAGTTGTTCGAGCATTAAATCCTAACAATTCACCTGTATTCCACATTCGCAAAGGTATCATTATCCTATTCCGTTTAAAAGAATAACAAATATCAAATTTTTCTCTTGTCCAAGGGCATATGCCTTCTTTATACCAACTTTCGTGCAACATAGGAACGTAATTGTCAATTAAACTTGCTTGTAATATTTCATATTCTCTTACATCCATTTTGCCATATTTATGATTTTTAAATATGGCAAGCGGATCGAAAGCCTTTTTTATAACAGGTTTAATCCATTTATAATCTAAATCCAATATCGAATGAAGAAATTTAATTGCCCCTACAAAATCTAATTTTTTATTATATTGAACTAAAGTAAATATATCTGAATGTGCACCAAACTCTTTCTCTCTTGTCCAGTTTTTAACACCTAAATATGGAGTGTTATACACATTGATTGAACTTGTATTATCTCCGTTGTAATTACCGCAAGAATAATAATTTTTAAGAGGGTGATATTGGATATGGTGACAATCTATTTCGTTTAAGATAAATTCTATTTTTTGATTATCATAAATATATTTCTTTAATGAAATCGTATCCAACATTTTTCACCCTCTTTATCACCAGTCTTGGGGAACATTTGTATATGCCACATCCTTGCAGATATTTGTACCTAAGTCACATTCTGCTATAATTTGTTTCGTATCAGTCTCGCCAAACCTATTCTTAGTAACGAATAAAATCATAGGATGATTATCTTTTTTTAGCTTATACTGAATTTTTGTCGCTTTAGAAGCACCTTTGGGGATATAATAACAATCTAAATGTTTAGAACCTTCCTCATACTCGTCATCATACGGTCTTCTCATCATAATATTTACTGACATTACATCGAGAATTGATTTCGCTTGACCGATTTCATTGTTTGTTAAATGCCGCATTTTTAAGCTGCTCTTGCCAAGCTGATACGTAACAAGTAAACCTACATTTTTAGCAGCAGGTTTAACAACGTCATATAACGCAACCATATCTCTCATCATAGATTTAAAGATTTCATTAGTTTCTGCATCAAAACTTTCTTTTAACGTATCAAGTACAAACAATCGAATATCGTGTGCTGTTGCGTATTTTTTTATAAGTTTAATAACGATTTTAGCCGAATATCTTTCAAGTGGTATCACTGTAAGAATACGTTTATCTTTTTGTTCTTCAATCCATTTGGCACAATCAATTAGAAGTTCTTTAATTTCATTTGTAAATTTCCCATCTCTGATTTCATATTTATGGATATGTTCTATTTTTTTATATTTTTCAACTTTGCCAATGAATATATTATTTGCAACCCATATTAACAACTCTTTCTTAAACTTCTTTTCATCTTCTTCGTTGATGAAAAATACAGTTTTTTCATTTGTCTTTATTGCAGTTGGAATAATTAGATTAAAAGCTAATGTACTTTTGCCAACTCCACTACCAGCACCAAGACCATAAATGTTACCATTGAGATTAAAACCACCAGTCATTTCAGTCAATCTATCAAAATCATAAAAAGGAAAATTTGCCTGAGATTCTTCACCTAAATTTTCAACAAAATCAATCATATTATCAAATACGTTATAACTTTGTACATCTTCATTTGTATTAACGAATATATTATTTAAGTGAATTTCAAAATCATCATAGATTTCTTCAAGTGTCATATCGGCGTATTCGGGTAATTTATCTTTAACAGGAAAACCTTTTTTACATAATTGAAGAACAGCTTTCCATTTTTTTAACTCGGTTAAATAACCATAAAAATTCTCTATACTTACATATTCGGCAGAAGATTGAATTGTACCCCAACCACCATACTCTTGATACTTTAATCTCAATTTTGGGTGTTTTTCAAGATATAACCCAACAGTAACATCATCTATTACATTCTTTCTTTCGGTTAATACTAATTCATTTATAATTGTAAAAAATACCTTCCAAACATTATTTGAAAAATCATCAAGATTTAAAGATATATCATATAGTAAATCAGGTAATTGATAAAGGATACTTACTACATTTGCCTCACTGGCTAATTTGTATTCTAATATTTTTTGCGCTGTATCTATTTGTTCTTGTTGGAATGGTGTTAATTTTCGCTTTTTGTCTGCCATAATTATCACCACATATCGTCATAATTTTTCTTTCTTTTTTTTGTAGGTCTGGATTTGAAATTATTAACATATTCATTTACTCTTGAAATATCAGCCTGTTCGATTTCTTTTTTTGAATGATTAGATTCTTTCATTTTAATGTAAACAGTATTTAATTTACTTTCAACTATTTTTAATATGTAATTAAATTTATGGTCTTCATCAACGAAAGAATGTGTTTTTATCGCTCTCTGAATATCTAAACAGCAATACTTAAATGTATTTAAAACAACTTCAAATGAATAATTAGCCGTGTTTTGGATTTTATTATTAGCCATAAACTTGTTAGTTGTTAAACCTTTAAGCCTAAGTACCATCGTTCGAGATAATGATTGATTTTCATCATAATTTAATACTTTATATCGAACATAATCATAGAGCGTTTCCCAATCGCTCAAATCTTTGGCTGACATAGAATTTTTATTTTTGCTTGCCATAATTTAGTCACTCCTTTCCAAATGCCCTTGCAACAGGCAATATTACAAGGGCTTAATAAAGGAATATTATTTATTAATCATAGCAAGAATTGTCTTTGCATCATTAATATTTGCAATCTCTTTGGGATTGATATAGCCCATCTCTTTATACTTAGCAATAATAGGCTTGATAACATCACGATTTGTCTTGTTTTCGGTTAAGAAATTAATAATCTCAGAGATAGCTTCATTAAGTTCTTGTTGAGATTTATGAGCTTCCTCAGCTTCAGCTATTCGTTTAGCTTCTGCTTTATCTTCCTTATCCTGCTCTTTTTTTGCTTTTTCAAGAGGCACACCAGACTTCTTTTGTTCTTTAACAATAGCATCAGTAATTGCTTTAATAAAAGCATCTGCTGTAAAATCAATAGGTTCTGATGTAATATCCGCAAAACGAGTACCACTATCTATGGAATAATTGTCGTCTCTAAATCTAATTTTTCTCGTTTCTGATTTAATCTTTCCTGCGGTTTTTTTACCATTTTTTTCTTTTGATATATTAGCGATTTCTCTATCTATATAAGCAACTCCTAAAAACGGAAACATCTTTTTTAATTCACTAAAATAATTGTTTTGTTGGTCGCTTGTAATAACTTGATATGTAGTTTCGCTCGACATATCATTTTGGTCTTTTCGTTTAGCATGACCAATAACATAGGTTTTAACACCGACTGAATCCAGTCTTTCCATCATATCAAACATTAATTCCATAGCCTTTTTATCGCCTCTTCCATAAGAACCCCATGCTTCATTTATGGATTCTGCTATTTTATCAGGCTTATTCTTTTTTCTATAATAATTATTTGACAGCCTAATGGTTTCTTTTTCAGCGATTTTTATAATTTGATCGTATGTATCCCATATAACAACTCTTAGATTGGGATAATCTGTTGATTTGTTTTCAATAATATCTTCGCAAACATCGGCAAACCCAGCACTATTAGAATACTCATCATAATCCTTGTTCCACTCAGGGCAATTAATATAATTAATTCCTTCTATACAATCTGCCCCACGCTCAGCTCCTAATTCAAGAAACAAATAACAATCTTCTCCACCAAGTTTTTCGCAAACTTCTTTTATTAATGTAGTTTTGCCAATTTTACTCTCACCTAACAAAATCAAATTGTAAGCCAATGGATCAACTTTTACATGATTCTTCTTACCAAAAGCCATATCATCATTCCTTTCTACTAATATTAGTAGATACAGAAAATAATTTCTGTATCTATTTTTTATTTTTTACTAATTCTTATAGCTTATCAAGCCAATCTAAATCATTTGTTTCGTCAGTATTATCATCATCAAGACCATCTACCTCATCAGTATTCTTAGCAACCGTAGTGTCTTCAACTTCTGTAATATCTTCATTTTCAATATCTTCATCGGGAAAATTAAAAATCAAGTCATCCTCAGTGTACTTTTCTTCAAACTTCTGAATAACAGGAGTTTTTTCTTCGCCCACTTGCTTAACATAGGGAGTACGGAGCACCATTCTACGTTCTTTATTACCATTTGATGTACACTTTGCAATAGCCTGTTCTACTGTGAATACGTCACAATCAACAAGCTCTTTAATATCATCGGGGAGGTCATCATAAGTCATAGTAACTGTAGCACCGCTTTCAATAAATTCACCATCGAAAGTAATTTGAGTAACACCTTTTTTAACCTTAAACAATGAATTAAATGCTCTTTTACATCTATCCCCATTATTCAAATCGGCAAATTCATATTCAAACTGCTTTGCAAATGGATACTGACCAGAAATATCAACACCATCCAATTTCTTAACATAATCAAGAACATAAGCATTAACATACATAACGCCTTTATCCTTATCAATCTCCTTTAAACTTGCCGAATCTTTATCAAGAAGAATAGATTGAGTAAAACGAGCAACGTACTTACTTTCGTCATCAACACCACTAAGGAAAATACTATTAATATTCTTACGAACCTGTGTAGTACCCTGATATGACGAATAATTCAACGTGCCTTTTACATTAACAACCATACCATCTTCAAGGTGTTCTTCAATATACTTGATTGCATCATAAGCACTCAGGAATTTTGTTACATATGTTTTACCCTTATTTGTCTTTTCAAGACCTACGGTAATAAAACACAAGTCACCAATTTCATCAAGGACATCTTCTTTAAATCTATCTTCCCAAGCGACATTAATATGATTACTAAAATCATCGCTGCCATCGTCTTTCTTACCGTGAGCGTAAATAACATTTTCTCTCTCATCGCTATAACCGCCCATCATTTCGGCATATACAGTACCGTATTTTTCACCACAATCCACACCGAGATTAAGCAAATTATAAATCCAAGCTGATTTTTCACTACGTTCATCAATCTTAAACGTATACTCGGGTTTCTTTATTACAGCTTTTCCAATCAAAGTAAAATTAGATGACCAATTTTCTCTTACAAGAGGTGTTCTTTCTGCTTTCTTCATATACATTACTCCTTTTCTTTTTTATTATTATTTTTCTTATTAGCTTTTTCTTTCTTTTTTGCTTCAACTTCGGCTCTATATTTTTCTTTCATTTCTCTAAACTTTTCTGCAATTTTTTCTCTTATAGATTTATCATATTTCATACGAGCAACCAGTGCCTTACCACTAAGGAAATACCTCTTTTTCTTGATAGGCTTACGTTTCTTAATAGTAGTAATATTGCCTTTCTTATCCTTAACTTCAATAGACGGATAATGAAAATCATCCCAAGCCTTCTTAAACAAGACTACATTTCTATCAATAGGCAATTCATCCGTTGGTTTCTTGCGCTTTGCTCTAAGTTTAGCTCTTTCAGGAGCTGCTTCAGTTTCAGCACGATTACGAATAATCTGTCTTTGCAGTGTTCGTGTACGACTCATATATTTACCTCAACTTTCTTAATATTAATATAATTAGGTATATAGACGTGTTATCTACATACTTTTATTATACAATTTTATTCTCGTTTCAACAAAGAAAAATAAAGAATTTAAGTTAAATAAAAATCACAAACGTGTTTTGCTAATTCTTCTCTTGTTTCACACACCCTTGTACAACACTCAATAAGCCAAGGATGAAGTTCAGCTTTATCT